CTACTCTTAGGAATTTAATTTCTCAAGGATAGCTACCTTCATATTTTGGTTCTGTGGGTCTGCAAACCATTCAATGGTTGATTCAAAGTCAAATCCAATCTTATCACTTAGATAGAATATTGAGGTCCCTTCTTTAGTTAAAACATTTCTTTGAATTGCTTCTAAAACTGCAGCTCTCAAGTACAAGTCTTTCTTGTCATATTGAGCATATCTTAAAAACTCATCTGTTCTATTTTCAATTAGGTCATCAATCTCTACATCAATGAAATTTTGGCTTCTACCCTTTACAGATTTCTCTGCTAAAATTTGAATAATGTTAGCTGAATCTCCCTTAGCAAGTCCAGAAGCTAATTTATAAGCTTTCTTTTTCTTTTGTGCTTTGGTAGCTTTGATTGTAATATCTTCTTCCTCATCATAAATTACATGAGTGGCTTCAGGATACAATCCACTATTCCAATCTTTCAGGTTATTTGCCACATATTTTGAAGCTTTTAAAACTTTTACTCTAACGAAATCTAATGCTTTTTCATCATCAAGAATCATTGTGCTATTCTCTAGCTTAATCCTCCCCATTGCTGAGTTCCAAAAAGGATGAGGTTCATCTTGTTTAAAAACATTAGTTAAGTCTACGCCTAACTTTTTTCCATACTTTACTGCTTCTTCTTCAGTCAAGCCAGTAGCATAACCTCCTTGTGAGTGGTCATACAGTGCTTCAATTGTGTGTGGCTGTGTAAAGGCATCTTTACCTGACTTTCCATGCCATCTTTGGATATCTAGTGGTCTTACTTCTATTTTCATTTTATACTTTTTTAATTATACTTTTTATTTGTTTACTCTTAGGTTATTTAAATAGAGAGTGAACTCAATCACTCTCTATTAATGTTTTCCTTTAATCTTAATTTCTTGATAAGATTAATTCCCCACATCTGCTAATATCTTCTACATGGAATCCTGCTTGTTTTTCAACATGCATTTCATAGTAGTTACCAGAGTGACTCATTAATTTACCATCATTAGGACCATAAGGATTGGTTAAACCAGCAACATACCCTAATTTGTATGACTTGTTTTTATTTACAATTCTACAGTTTGAGTTTTTACCCTCTCCTGAGAAATCTAAAAATGTAATTCTTTGTGATTCAATTGGGTAACCTGTTACAGGGTCCAATTCAAAGTTAATCTCTCTATCATCATATAAAGGATTGTGGATCAATTCTAATTCAGCACCATTAGCCATTCTGTACTTAACAAATTGGTAACCTGCTGCTAAAGAATTTGAGTTATACTCAGAAGAAGTTTTCTCCATAAATAAGTTCTCAACAACCTGAATGAATCCAGTTTTTTGTGCCCAATCTTGGATAGCTCTGTGGAAAGAAATCATTCCATATTCTCCAGAATAACCTTTGATTCTTCTTTGTGCTCCTGGCTTAACTCTAGAATAGAATATACCCATTAAATACTCTTCAATTAACCTTGCAGTTAAGAAGCTATATCTTTGTACATGAGAATCTTCCAATTGCTCTTGTAAACCTGGTCCTGTTCTTAATGGTCTACCATTAGCTGAAAGAACTGTATCTGTACTTCTTGAGTACCAATATCCTCTTTCAATTTCTCTGTACCATTGTTGCCAGTATTCTACCTCAGCATACTTCACCCAACTGTCATGGTAAGTACCATTAGAGTCTGGAATTTTCACTGCTAAAACCTCATCATGAGCATCACCAGTTACTTTGTATTTCTTTCTGAATCTTGACATTCTATTCTCTAAAGTAATAGGCAAAGAGTACTGAGTACTACCTGATTGAGTTTCAGCTTCTGCATATTGAGAATATAATTTACCCCATTGTGTTCCTGCAGTAAAGTATTGAGCAGGTACTCCAGCTTGTGGATTGTCAGACATTAATCTAACTACATAGATGAAACCTTTTCCTGAAGGAATAGCTTCTTCTTGTATACGACATTGGTACTTCTTGTTAGTTGTTCCTGGAGTAATAATATCTCCTGGCTCATACCAACTTTCATCCAATTTAATTTTGAAGGTACTTTTAAATTGACCTTGCATTGTAGAGACACCTAAACTATCTAAAACCACTAATGGTCTAGAATTAGCACCTCTCATTTCCCATTCCCACATTGAAGAATTGGTATTTTCTTGTCTTCCCTCTTTGATAGCCATTGCTGTCAAAGGATTATCTGAATACTTTTCAGCAGTAAATAACTGCCCTACTTTAGATTCAAACTTATCTGGCTTTGCAATTAGAGCTTTACCTAAGTGGTTCATCTCTGTCATGTTTGCATGCCAAGGCATTTGTTTGGTAATTAATTTACTACCTACTACTCCGTTAGCCATAATTCGCTTAATTTAATTAATATTTATTTTCCTTTTACTACTAGAAATGGTCAGCCAAAGACCTTCTCTTTACAGTCTTACCTGTAGTCACTGGTTTTACAGTTTTCTTCCTTTGAAGATTTTTCCTAGCTTCAGTTGTTTTCTGAGTAGTTTTGGCTACTACTGTATCAGAAATGTCAAAATCATTAGCTAATAATTTAGCTAATACTAACATCTTACTTTTGTCTTTTAAAGCAGTTTGTAACTTGCTTTGAAATCCTGTAACATATTGATTTTTACCAACCTTAACACTAGGTTTAGTTATAAAAGCATGTAGACTCTTTTTCTCTGTAGGAGTAAATTTAAAGTTGTCAATTTCATCAGTCTCTTCTAATGTTTCTCTGACACTATTTACAAACTCTGCTTTCTTATCCTCTAATGCTTTAGCATTAACTTTAGCTTGTTCTTGTAAATCCTCTTTAGTCTGTTTTTCGCTTTTTGTTAATTGGCTATCGTGCTTCTCAGCATATTTCTCCAACTTACCACTATCCTTAAGCCACTCAATCCTATCATCTAAGTCCTCTGAATCTAAATTTTCAATGTTCTTATAATAATATCTGCTAACTTTTTCTTGATAGATAGGGTCATCTAAATCACCTGATGGTCTCCCTGTATTTCCTTTATAAGTATTAAAAAAGTCAGAAGTTGTACCTCCTTCTTTCTTAAACTTTAAAAATGCAGCTCCATCATCATCAAGTTCTTCCAAAAAACCTTCAAGAGCTTCATCCACTCTTGCTTCTATTTCCTTATCCTGTAAATCAATGAACTTATCTTCTGTTATTTCCTCTCCTTCTTCTATCTCTAGATTCTGGAGTATACCTGACTCTTTCATCTTACTAGCAATAGAGTTGTAATATCCCTGTGCTTCTGCTAGTGTTTTTTCTTTCTCTTCTACAATAGTTTCTCCTGTTTCTAAGTTCTCCTCTGTAGTTAGACCAAAAAATGCATCATCTTCTTCTTCTTCCTTTGCTACAACCTTAGGAGCTTCTTCTTCCTCTTCCTTAGGTTTTGGTGCCTCTGGTGCAGGTGTTACTGCTGTTTCTCCTATTCCAAAGAAATCTCCTGACCCATCATCCCAGGTAAAATCTTCTAATGCTGCTGCTTGTTCTACTTTTGTGCCTTCTTGTTCTTTAGGGTCTGCTGTGCCTTGTTCCATTTTAATTCAAATTTAAGATTAAATATTAATATAATTCAAGTTTCATTCTTAACTATTTAAAGATTATCCCTAATAGCTAAATCTATTTGCTTGGTTTGTTATTTGATTGTTTTATTTTTTTCTCTTCATTACTTAGTTTCTTTTTGTCCACATCTTTTTGATGTTCAAACTTCTTTTCATCTAAGTCTTGTTTTCTACCTTTTAAGTCAATGTCTGCACCACTCTTATACAATTCAAGTACATCAGGTACACCATCATTATCTATATCCTTGTCTTCATTGAATCCCATAGATAACATAGCTTGTTTCTGCAAGTCAATTGCACCTTTAGCAGCTATTTGTTCAAGAGTGTCTTCTTGCTCTCTATCCATCTTCTCAATCTCCCACTCTCTAGCTTTAGCATCATTCTTACCTTGCTCTTGAATAGCAGCCAACTGATTTTGTTGGTTTTCTTCTCTCATTGCTTTCTCTCCTTGAGCTAATGACTCTTCAGCTTCTTGTATTCCTTCAGCTCTTACTACCTTAATAACATCAGACAATTTAATAGCATTGTTCTGTTGTGCAGCATGTGCTAATTGTTTTACAAGTTCTACTGCTTGATGTGCTTTAGCTGAGTTAGTTACAAAGATTCCATAAGTAGAATCATTCAATAAATCTGCATCTATCCTTAACATAAAACTACTCATATCATCTAAAACATAACTAATTACTTCTCCATTAGATTCAGAATAAGAAATCTTAGACTGTTCTATTAAAGCTTGTAATACATTTCTTTTCACATGATTGTGCAAGTCAAAGTAAGGTTCTAATATATAATTGTTCTGAGTAAGATTTTGTTGTGTGTTTGATACAGCTGCAGAAGGTGGTGTTTGTCCTAGTGTAGCATCTGTAATTCCTACTGATTTACCACACTGATCATCTATATATCCTGCAAGTTCTACGTATTTTTGTATATCTGACATCAAAGACATGTTCATCTCTTTAGCCATATTGGTTACATCTAGTCCTTTATTTCCTTCCTCATTAGGATTAACCCAACCAATCTTAAGTGCTTCTGCATAATACAACCACTTTTCAATATCAATACCTGCTGACCTTGGAATTGCATTGATATTCATCAACATAATCTTTCCTTTATCAGAAGCCATTAATAACTCCATTCTATACATTATAATATTATAATAGTATTGCCACACCTTCATTCTGTCCATTAATGAAGTTGTATCTGAATTTAAATTATCATAAGCTGCACCATAATAAGGTAGCTTACAATGATACATATCATTTAAGTCTTTAAACTGACCTTCAACAGGTTGCATAAAAGCATAAATATCATTCTGTATAATATAAGTTTCATAAGTTTCTGGAATCCATTCCCACTCTATCTTTATATCTCCTGCTTCTGGATTCTTAACAT